CTCCTTCGTCCCAAAATAATTTACGATTGGTTGCATCTCCTCTTTCCACTTCTATACCTACATCTGTACCAGATGATGGTTGACCAGATGCGTCAGAATTAAGTAACATAAAACTATCTTTAACTTGTGTAGTTTCAGATAATGTAGCTATTGCTTCTCCTTGAACTGTTAGATTGCCAGTTACAGTAGCGTCACCAGTAACTGTTAAATTACCTGATGTTGTAGTATTTGCACCACTAAAAGTTAATGCTGTAGTTGTTCCAGATTTAACAATTAAGTTTCCACCTGTATTTGTTGCACTACCAAAAGTAGTACCTCCATCTTTAAATAAAACATCACCACCATCTGCATCAAGTGTTATATCACCTGCTGAATCTAATGTTAGTGGGTTTCCTGCAATTGTGGCACCTGTAGTACCATCATGTGTAATTGTAAAATCATTACCTACTCCCATATTGAATACTGAAGAATCTGAAGTTAAAGAAAGGTCATCTCCTACAAGTATATCTCCAATAGATTTTATATTTCCATCTACTGTTAGTTTTTCTGTAATGTTGCTATATGCTAATGTTGAACCTATTCCTACATTTCCTGAATCATAGGTTCTTGTTTTTGAATCTGTAGCAGTGCTAGATTCTTGTGTCCACGCAGAAGTAGTTACACTTAAAGCATTGAATTTATCATTAAGTGCTCCCTTAGAAGGTGCTACGTTAGATACGTCAGCCCATGTTGCACCAAATGCTTCGTCGGATACTCTGTCATCAAGTTTAGATTGGATGTATTGTTTAGACATTAACCTATCGTCTAAAATTAAAGAGTGTCCTCTAGTGGTTTGGCGTTCTGCTCCCATTCCGCCTAATGGTTTTCCTTGTTTAGATTTTGAGACTGGCATATATTTCCTTTGTGGGGTTGGTGGCTAGTTTTGTTTGCCGCACTAGCCAAGCGACTAAATTAGTAAGTTATGAACCTATCTACGAACCGATGAAGATAACACCAGCTTCTGGACGAATAACTTTCAATCCATATCTCATAGACATGTATGAACCAGTTATTCCGAAACCGGGATTTGCTTCCTCGACAGTTAGGCCACGTCTCTCTACATAAGCTACTGGTTTAACAGACATGTCGAAAACACCGAAGCGTGATTTAGGGATGTAAGAGTTAACTATTACGTTAAGACCGTAAAGTTGTCCTACAACACCAGATGCTGCTGTGTTGTTAACATAATCTATTCCACCTTTGCCTCCTCCATTAGTTCCTAGAGGAACTGTGAAGTCTGCAAGGTTAAGTAAATCTTTGTAGTGAGATGGTGATATCAAAACAGTGTCTGCGTTAAGACCTTTTGCACCGATTAACTCGATAGCAAGGGTCAAATCTGCTAGACCAATATCTGATGTATCTCCAGCGCCTGCTCCTGCGGACGACGTTTGATAGTGTCCACCAAGACCAGCCAAATCAGCTTTGGAATAAATTCCATATTCTGATAATCTCTCAGAGTCTTCTAACGCACTTGCTGAGTTGTCTCCAAAGAAACCACCGTGTGAGTTGTTAGCGAAAACTGTGATTGCGCTTTCGTCAGTTCCTGCAACGATGCTGCTTCCACTGATACCTGTTCCGTATGTAGTGTCTGCAAGACCGAATACTGTTTTGACGAAGTGTTCCGTAACGTGTCTGTCTACTGCTCTGCGAGCCTCATTAAGAGCCATTTCCATTTCTGAAAATCTTGAGTCTTCCAACATTCTACGGGTTACTCCGACTGCAATACCCCATTCCTTCACGCTGATTCTCTCATTTCTGAGGTCAGTGTGTTGGTACTTAGGCGTTGCGCCTTCTTCTATTTCTTCTAGCTTCATGCTAGGTTTCATAAAACTTATGTCTACATCTCCACCTGTGTCAGTTGTAAAACGCTCTGCGAACATGTTAATTACAGGCATATCAGTGATTCTATAATCCTGAAGTGCGTCTTTGTAATCAACGAGTACGCGGTTTGCTACGCTTGACAATTGTGAAGTTGCTAGACCTTCTTTAGCTGTTACCATATTTCATATTCTCCTTATTTAACCAATACCTTGAATAGTGAGCCAGCGGCTGGTGCTGCGGTGTTTGCTTCGAGAGCAATTGCAACAGTTGTCTTGTCTGCCATAGAAGCTTGCTTGATAAGTGTGCCATTTTCGCCTACTTCCAAGAAATCTCCTACTGCAACGTCGGCACTGTCACCGTCAACGTTAGCCATTAAAACTACACCACTTCCGGTTACAACAGAGCACAAGTCTCCTGATGCTGCATCTACCAAAGCAAATCCAGCACAGCGTACGCCGTCTGTATCTGCCATTAATGCCTTTCCGGTTACGGCCTGAATTTCAATAGCTGAACCTGCTGTGATAGCTTCAGCGGCTATGAAATTGATGATTCGAGCTGGTGCTCCACCATCATTTACTAATACTGCTTTTGTTACTGCCATATTTATTCTTCCTTATTTTCTTCTTGCCTGTTGAATACTATTTGACCATCTTTCATCGCGAACATTCGTGATGTTTCTGGTGCTTCTTCAACTGGTTTTGCTTCAGCTTCTACAGATTTACCTTTTCCGAAGGTCCTTTCGGTCTCTTCTGGAACAGGCATGTTTTCCATAGCCATGCTGAATCCTTCTAGCTTAATCTCATCCCATGCGTTGAGTTCTTTCATACGCTCTTCTTTAGTCTCGTCATTCACCTTTCCGAGGAGTGCTTCCTTATTGATAATTGCATCAACGAATCCAGAAACGCGTGCTTTTGCAAGCTCTGCTTTTCTAGCTTCTTCTGCTTCCTCAAACTTGGCGATGGTGGCGAGAGCTTCTTCATGCGCTGAAGTTTTCTCTGCAAGGACAGATTCCATCTCTGCGAGTTTATCCTTCATAGCTGCGAATTCACGCTCTACTATAGGATTCTCTTTTTTAGTTTCTATTACTTCTTCTGCCATAGTTACCTCGCTAGTTGACCCGTGTTCACAGGTACAAGCTTCTTCGTCTTCACCCCCACAAGGGCAAGACTCTTTTTCATTTTCTTCACATTTCGTTTCGATTGTACATGCGTCACACACAGGAGTACGAGTCTCATTATCAATGAAACTCACCTCGACAGGACGAATGTCTGTTGCAAATGGTTCTCCTAAGACGTCAACATCCTTGGAAAGCCAATCAATACTGACATGAGTCATATCGCCATTTTCTATTTTCTCTAACACTTCATTTGCTTTTTGTGCATCCTTGTGGATACGCGCCATAAGCTTCACAGCTTGTAAACCATCTTCTAATTCTACGTATTCCGGGTTGATAGCCATGCCCAACAAATCGTCGGGGGTACGTTGATGGTTGAAATAAACCGGAAGCTCGTTGAAAGCTTCTATATTATCTTTTAGAATACTTGGTTCTATATAAACCTTTTGGTCACCTTCTTCATCGTGGGGGCCTGATGTTATTGCAATGACCGGAAATTCATGATAATCTTCAACGAGTTCTACATCTCCAAACACTTTCATTGCAAATGTTCGTTTAGTACCATTACAGTCACTTTCTTTACTTGCAAATTGTCGGCCAGCTTCTTCATCTGGCATTGTGTCAACTCTCATCTTACATAAGTTAGATGCTAGTTCTTGGTAGTTCTCGTGGCCACGCTTTTTTAGTCGTGGCGCTGTTTCTAGTAAACAATGCTCATAGGCATAATCTTTACTCATCTTTTCTATCCCCCGTTGTATTTGCGGATGGTTTATTACCATCATCTCTGTTTTCTGTCCTTGCGGACTCTTCTTTCTTATCTTCGTCTTTTCCACCAGATAGATTTGCATTCTCTGCTGTATCTTGTATCTCAGATACTCCATCTGGGTTCAAACCTCGTTCCATTCTAACTTCACCGGGTGAAAGAACTCCCTCTGAAAGATATACCATATCAGTCTTTGCTTTAACAAATGCATCATCTACGTTGATTTGTCTAAACTTAAATCTTGCCTCGCCACTTTCTAATTGTGGCATTAACTGTGCATTAATAGCAGATTCAATAGCTGATTGTAAATGTTTAACATATGGTTCAAAAATAGGTCTTGCCTGTTCTGGCTTTTCCCACATTGTAACTGGTACCTTTAAAGCTATATGTATCTTCTTTAATATATCGTCTGTGTACTTACCATACTCAAATGCTCGTTGTGTACCTTGTAATTCTTTAACTGAAATATCATTACCGTGTATGATATCTTCACCGGGTTCTAATCCGTTGAAGGCGTCCACCACTTCATTAATTTTGTCAGCATTATAAGGCATATCGGGAAGTCCGCAGCTAATATCAAACCTACTATTAGCGTATTTATTGAGAGCAGCTCCGATATCCCGTTCTGCATAATCTTTAAGGTCAACCAAATAAAGAATTGGATGGATGTCACTAAGACCATAAGCGTAATCATCGAATGGGTTATTTTTAAATTCGATAATTTCATTTTCTTCAAACCTCACTGATTTATCATCCGAGCCTAAATCTTGATAATAATACATTATCTGCCCATTTTCAGCTCTTTGTACGTTCATATTTAAAGAGGACCTTAAAATTAGGTTATCTCCAGTCCATTCTAAGTAAGATGTACCAAAAATACGACCATTACGTAACCAACCATATAATAATTGGTCAATATTGACCTCATCAAATAATTTAGTGATAGCTAATCGTTCTTCGTCATTATCTGTTACTATGTCGTAACCGTCCTTGGCCGCATATAGACACGGTAGGTCAATAAGCGTTCTAACAATAGGGTCAGCTAGGTACACATTCATGTACGTTCTTGCGTCTCCTATTTGCTTTTCGTATGCAGAACCGAACATTCCTGAACTCTTCTGGAGTTGGATGCGTTTGATGACACCCGCTCCGAAGTCTCGGGGTTCGTTTGCTGCAAATGGTGGGTTAGACCCCACCGACGCAAATTTACGCCTATTCCAAGGCAAATAATCACGTAGAGCCATAGCTATCAATTCCTATTATATAAACAGAGTATATAAAGCTTTCGCTCATAATCCTCCGGGTATACGTTTATTTATGTTATTTCTGCTCTTTCCAGTCCTAAAAACTGAAGGTATGTCAGTATTTACTGCTCGGCGTGTTGCGTTACCGCTCATGTTAGCACTAGCAAAAGTTGCACTTGCTGGAGTCATAGATAGACAAGCGTGTATACCCATTACCGAACTGTCACAAAAATCATCATGTTTACCATCTGGAGCAGCTATTCGTTCAGTTTTATTAGCTGCATCCATAACATATTCTAACTCACAGTGTTCTCTTATCCACTTATTAACTAATTTAGCATCTTGTGGTTCTAAATCACTAGGATGTGGTATTTTTACTATACCTTGTTGTATAAATGATACATAATCTCTATATGCTTGGGTTTTACTACCCTTTGGGCCTCCAGTAAAAACGAAAGGTATAAAATGTCTTCCATCTTCATAACAGGCTTTCCTTATGTCTTGCTCAATCGCACCCCCAATACCAGTAGCGTCAATAATAATACGCTCAGCCCCAAAGTCTCTAGCAGTGTCAACGATACGCTGTCGTTGATATGGAATGTCATGTCCACCCGTTCTAGGATTAATCTCTTCCAATGATATAAGGCGTGCAATATTTCCATCTGCTGCCTTCTCGACGGCCCAAACGCTAATAACAGTGCTATTAACGGATTTACCAATATCCACGGCCACAGTACAATTCGGATAAACTTTTCCTCTGTCCGCGAAAGAAGTTCCTCGTACTCTGCACGCTTTGATAGCTTCTGGATTGAAGATGTTCGAGACCGACTCGACGAACTCGCACTCATATTCTGTTCTCCAATATATTGAATCTTCTCCCCATTCCAACATCTTATCTAACATTTCTGATTCTGTATATGGAGGCGTATAGGCTCTACCAACCTTAACAGCGTCTCTCCATGTATACACTAATCTTTCAAACGTATCTGCATAAGCGTCATCATATAAATAACGCCACATATGGTTTTCTTTACTTTTTGGCGTCCCTAAGTTAATAAAGGGAGCTTTATTAGCCACAATACAAGGCTCTACATTGTCAATGAATAATTTATCATCTATAAGTGGACTCTCATCCACAATTAAGAAGGTAGGGTGCTGGCCACGTATAGCTTGCCCTTGATTAGATGCAGCTACCGGAGCTCTACGCAAAACTGTGCCCCCTTTAAGTGTTATGTTAGGCTTATTGTGAAATCTATAATTCTTAACTAAGCCTGATAAAAAGGCATTATCAGCAAAATGCCTATAAATATAATTAAATATAAGTGCAGCTTGGTCCTCAGATGGAGCCAAGATAAATATTAAATCTCTAAATCTTTTAAAAAACATATATACAGTAGCAGCTATAGAGAGTGCATAAGACTTGCCTGAGCCTCGTGGAGCCAAGATAGCCATTTTGCGCTGTTTACCGTTTGTGGGGTGAG